TGATGAACTAAGTAAACATCACGACAATATCCATCTCGATGTCTATTCATCATTTGCTATATATGGCTGGGCACAAAGAGATGATCCATATGTTGAGTTGTTTACAGAAATTCATAACCATCCAAATATGACGTATCATGGATCAGTTCCAAATGCTCAAATTATTAAAGCGTTGGAAACTGCAGATGTATTCTTATATCCAAACATTTGGAAAGAAACGTCATGTATTGCTCTTATTGAAGCAATTAAATGTGGTGTGTTATGTATCCATCCAAACTATGGTGCTTTAACAGAAGTATCTGGTGGTCAAACATTAACGTATGATTACAGTGAGGATAATAACTCAAATGCAAACGCAGCATATAGCATAGCTGACCAAGTATTAAATACACAAAAGGAAGATAATCAATTCCTTAAGCGATTTACTACAACAGATAGAGCATTCTTATCCAAAAACAGTATTCCTATTTTTGCTAATAGTTGGAATAAACTATTGAAAGAACTAAATGGCTGATATTATAGAATTTCCAAAAGACAAACAAAATGGTCCACCGCAATCCCAAGAAGAAGTCGCTGAAAAGTTGCTTGAATTTAAATTGGGACATGCGGACCAGATTGCAGAAGCGCTTTGGCAATATGTATTAACAGAGCTCATTAGAGCTGGATGTATCTTTACCTCAGAAGGACCTGCAGAGACAAATAAACATTTCCCTGCAATGGTTTTAGTACTAGAGGCAATTAAATCACTTCACCTGTCAACATACGGGATACATCACCCTTTACAAGACTTCGCTGGAGATTCAATTAATATTGATGATTATAGGGAAGAACAAGAAATAACAGTTGACATTGACGAAGATATAGATTAAAATAGATCTATAAATTAAATTATAACAGAGAATCAAAATGGCTATATTAGTAGACTATAATCAGGTTATCTTAGCCTCGCTGTTCGCGAGTATTGGTAACCACCACAACATCGACATTGACGAGAATATTATTCGTCATATGTTTTTAAATTCAATACGACATAACCGTAAAAAGTTTCACAAAGACTTTGGTGAAATCGTAATTTGCGCTGATGGTAAAAATACATGGCGCAGAGAAGCATATCCTTATTATAAGGGTAATCGTAAAAAATCTCGTGATGAGTCTGATTTAGATTGGAATCATTTATTTGGTATTATGAATACCATTCGCGATGAGCTCAGAGAGCACTTCCCATATAAAGTAATTCATATTGACCATTGTGAAGCCGATGATGTTATCGGTACTATTATTCACGACCATGGAACTGAATTAAATATGGGTTCAGAACAATTCCTAGTTTTATCAGCTGATAAAGATTTCATTCAGCTTCAAACATACGCCAATGTTCAACAATTTGATCCAATTCGTAAACGATGGATTAAGAACGATAATCCATCTATGTACCTTGAAGAACATATTTTAAGAGGTGATACTGGCGATGGCGTACCAAATATCTTGTCACCAGACAATTGTTTAGCAATTGGTCAACGACAAAAACCAATGACTCAAAAACGTCTTGCTCAATTTAAAGGTAATCCAGAAGAAATGGATGAGGAAACTCTACGTCGTTTTCATAGAAACAAAATGATGATTGACCTTACCCAAATTCCTCAAAAATACCAAGAGCAAATTCGTTCTGAGTTTAACCAAGAAAAAGACGTTGGACGTTCTCAATTGTTTAACTTCTTTATTCAGAAAAAACTTAAAAACTTAGTCACAGATATACAGGATTTCTAATGGCAGTACATAGATCAATTTCAGAAATAATTAACCATTGCTCCACAATTAAAAGTAAGAGTGAAAAGGTCGCATGGTTACATGAGAACACTTCTCAGCCACTGCAGGTTGTGTTAAAGAATATATATGATAGTAGGGTTGAATTTTTAGTACCTGATACACCTCCACCTTGGACTCCTAATGAGTTTGAGGATGAGGCAAAATCGTTACTATTTAGAGAAGCTCGTCGACTTAATATTTTTATCAAAGGCGGAGGATACGATAACTTAAAACAAATGAAGCGTGAGCAACTATTCATTAGTTTACTTGAGGATGTGGATAATGATGATGCCAAACTATTGGCTAATCACATGATTTCTCATACTCCAATAAAAGGTTTAACTAAAGCAGTAGTAAATGAAGCATTTCCAAATTTAATAGAAGAATAGGTCTATGGCAAAAACATTTAAAAAATTTCGCGAAGATTACGACGAATGGGACGAGGTAGGCGATGATGATGTATCGCTGAAAGAGCAACGCCTTAAAAATCGCAGAGATCGTAAGCGAAATAAAAGGGAAGAAAAAAATAAAACTTTTGATGAAAAAGTTGAAATTAAACGAAAATAACTATTGACATTTGATGTCGAATCGGTTATATTGATTCTATAAGGTAAAACAAAAGGAATCAATACTATGGGTACTTCATCAATGATCGGTTATATTAAAGAAGACGGCACGGTAGCTGCTACATATTGTCACTATGATGGTTATGTAGAGTATAACGGTCGTCTTCTTTTAGATTCATATAACACACCAGAAAGAGCAAAAGAAGTTGCTAAAACTGGTTACCTTTCTGGTCTAAAAGAAGACTTGGAAGTTTCTAAATCAGAATCTGTTCACAAAGAAGAACCTTCTGTATTTAATACACCAAAAACATTTATTGACGATGGCGACACAACACACGGTGCTCAATACCTTTACCTTTATGATGGTGAAGACTGGTTAATTACATCAACTGAAAACTTAGAAAATCGTAAATGGTCATTAGTTGAAGATAATTTGAATTAAAATCAAATTAGCTATTGACATTACCAATAGAATCAGTTATAATGTATATATCAAATGAAAACAAATAGGAATAATAAAATGACAAAGACAATTACAAAATTCGACCAACCAACACTTCGCAATCTTCGTGTTGAAATGCAAGCATTGCTTGAGGCATATGGTGTTGAAACTAATTTGGAAATCACAGTAGGAAACATGAGTTTCTCAGATACTGAAGTCAATATTAAAGTCCAAGCAAAAGTAAAAGGTGCAGTTTCACGAGCTGACCGAATTCTTCAAATGGAAGCTGATCGTCTTGGTCTAAAAATGAAAAATGACGCAGGTGATAAACTTGTAGAGTATAAAACACGTGCTCAAAAATACTCATTCGTATATGAGTCTCGTGGAAATTTGTATAAGACTGATGAGCGTGGTATCGTAGCTAGGTTTGCAGCATAAGAAGAAAGAATATAATATGAAATTAAACGAAAAATTAATACTTGTAGATTGTGATGGGGTATTGCTTGATTGGCAATACTCTTTCTATAAATGGATGGCTGAACGAGGTTATACTCCAGTCACTGATGGTGTTTATGACATGGGTAAAGTGTTTGACATGTCATACGATGAAGCCAAACAAATGTGTGAATATTTTAATTGTTCAGCAGCAATTGGTTGGTTAACTCCATTTAGAGATGCCGTGAAATACGTACGTAAGTTACATGAAGACCATGGCTTTGTATTCCATTGTATCACCTCGTTGTCGACAGATAAATACGCTGGTAAACTACGAACTAAAAACCTCGAAGCAATCTTCGGTAAAAAAGTTTTTGAGGAAGTAATTTGCTTAGAATGTGGAGGTGACAAAGACGAAGCTTTAGAACCATACCGTGATAGCGGATGTTTTTGGGTCGAGGATAAGGAACAAAATGCCGATCTTGGTCTAAAATTAGGTTTAAACTCTGTCTTAATCCAACACGAACATAATAAAGATTATCGCGGAAATGCAATTAAAGTTGCAAATTGGCGCGAAATCTATGAACTGATATTATAAATATAACCATGGAAGGAAGTTTAATTGCCCAGTTATACTTTTAAGAATATTGAAACAGATGAAATTTTTGACTCGATCATGTCAATGGCCGAGAGGGAAACTTTCCTTACAGACAACCCTAACATAACACAATTAGTTGGAAGGCCACCGTCAATCGGTGACCCGTACCGTCTTGGTTTGAAAAAACCTGACGACGGATTTCGTGATGTACTAAGAAATGTTCAACATCATCACAAAAAGGATAACATCAATACTTGGTAGTATCCACTAGGAGGTTTCATGGCAAAACAGCGCAAATTATCCCGCAAGGAAAAACGCAGAATGGAAAGAGATCAGGTTCACATGATGGGTATTTTAAACACTAAGTTTTCAATACGCAAAATAAAACCACTCACGCCCTCACAGGCAGATTTATTCGAGTCGTATAACGAAGGATATAATTTAGCAGCCATCGGAACAGCAGGTACAGGAAAAACAATGTGTGCTACATACTTGGCACTCAATGATGTACTACAGAAAGGAGAGTATGAAAAAGTCGTCATAATACGATCTGCAGTTCAGACTAGAGAGCAGGGCTTTATGCCAGGCACTCAGGCACAGAAAGAAGCGGTATTTGAAGCACCATATACCGATATCGTAAACGATCTATTCGATAGAAAAGATGCATATAATCTAATGAAATCAAAAGGAATGATTGAGTTTAAAACTTCATCATTTGTCAGAGGATTAACCTTTGATAACGCAATCATAATCGTAGATGAATGTCAGTCAATGACTTATCACGAGCTTGATAGTATTATTACAAGGGTAGGACAATCATCAAAAATTATATTTTGTGGAGACACGAAACAAGATGATTTAGCAACAAACAGAAATCGAGCTGACATTACAGGACTACACGATTTCCTTAAAGTCTTATATGCAATACCGTCTTTTGACGTCGTAAGATTTGGGATTAATGACATTGTTCGCTCCGGATTAGTAAAGGAGTACATTATGGCGAAAGAACAAATACTCGAGGATGTGGCATAAATACATATAAATAAACTAAATAGAATGCCTTGGATTAGTTCTGGGGCATTTTTAGTAAAGGGAACAACATGCCAGAAGTTTCAACAACTGCACACAGACATATCGGTCATGCATCACCAACTGAGAATCCGCATCATCGTACATATTATAAAGCATCACAAACAAATGTGAAGGCAGAAGGTTTTGATGTTATTAGGGCTGGCGATGCCGCCGCCTGTGGAGATCCAGTTGTTGGCGTATCTACTAAAGTATTTGTTGGCGGTAAAGGTGTTCATCGTAAAGGCGATGCTACTGGTGGCCATCCCTCTTGGCCTGCAAATGCATCATCAGAAGGATCAAGTAAGGTAAACGCAGGTGGTTAATCCAGACTATGCTACACTGTTACCGTTAATTGCGGCTGAAACAGATCCAGTAATTAAGCAACAATTAATAGACCAATGTTACCAGTTTTTTGTTCCACTTACTGACGCTGAAAGAGAATTATTTGAATATTCAAGCTTTGATTATGTAGAAGATAACCCAGGATATGTAAACGCAAACGCCTCTTTACCATATGTTACAGTAGGTTACGTAGCAAACGGATATATTACTAGTACAGAACTGGCTGCAGCTGAACCATATGTTATTGAGAATTATGTGATAGAAGGTTATATAAATATAGAAAACGGAATTGGTGTAACTAATGAAAGCGGCTGGTCTGCTTACGTTGGTGTATACTATAATGAAAACGGGGAAACGACATAATGGCAATTACTAAACGCGGCGAAAAGGGTAGTGCTTTAACATACGACGAAATGGATGATAACTTTGATGCTATCACGCCACAGACAAGTCCAACTGGAGCAGTAAAAATCCCCGCCGGTACAACAGGCCAGAGACCAACTGGTGAAGCAGGCCATTTACGATTTAACACAGCATCACAACAATTTGAAGGATTTCAAGGAACTACTTGGTCAAGCATTGGTGGTGCTGGAGGCGGTGGCGGTGGAAGCCCAGGCGCCCAAGGTATTCAAGGTACTGATGGTAATGCTGGTCCAACAGGTGGTCCTGGCGTTCAAGGTTCAACCGGTGATCCAGGGCTTATAGGTAATCCAGGTCCACAAGGTACGTCTGGTACAGTCGGTGATGAAGGACAACAAGGTGACCCAGGGATCCAAGGTCCAGCTGGTTCTGTTCAAGGTTTACAAGGTACTATTGGTTCTCAAGGTACAACTGGTTTAGGAATTCAAGGTTCAACCGGTACAGGCGCTGATGGAGACGAAGGTGCTCAAGGTATCCAAGGGGCAGCCGGTTCCACTCAAGGTGTGCAGGGTTTAAGAGGACCAGATGGTTCTGATGGATTTGGGGCCCAAGGTATAACCGGTTTGCAAGGACCAGCAGGATCTGTTCAAGGTACTCAAGGTACGGTTGGTCCAGCAGGATTTGGTTCTCAAGGCGTTCAAGGTACTCAAGGTATTGAAGGTGAAGTAGGCGAAGATGGTCCTGCAGGTTTGCAAGGTTCAGACGGTGCTGGTTCTCAAGGTACTACCGGTTTTCAAGGTAGTCAAGGTACTCTTGGTATACAAGGTGATGATGGTTTTGGTAACCAAGGTATTCAAGGTATATATGGTAATGATGGACCACAGGGTGTTCAAGGGATGGGTATCCAAGGTACAACCGGCGTAGGTGCTGATGGTGTACAAGGTAATCAAGGTACACAAGGTCTTCCTGGAGATGTTCAAGGTGTCCAAGGTGAAATTGGTGCCGGCCAACAAGGTACACAAGGTCTGCTCGGCCCTATTGGTATACAAGGAAGCTTTGGTCCAGAACTTCAAGGTATTCAAGGTCAAGCCGGTTCAACACAGGGTATTACTGGTGAACAAGGTAATGAAGGTGCACAGGGTACCCAAGGATTATTAGGTTTATCATTACAAGGTGAGCAGGGTTTACAAGGTCAACCTGGGGTTGATGCAGCTGGTTTCCAAGGTGCTCAAGGTTTATTAGGTTATCAAGGTACACAAGGATTTCAAGGTCCAACCGCATTCCAAGGTATTCAAGGATTTGGTGGACCAGGTGCTATTGGTGTACAAGGTATTCAAGGCTTACAAGGATTTGTTGGTGAACAAGGTGACGATGGTGGATCCGGTCCAGCAGGTATTCAAGGTGTCCAAGGTGTAAGAGGACCAATTGGTGATACTGGTGATGCAGGTTCAGACGGCGCAGGTGGTTTCCAAGGTATAGTTGGTAATCAAGGTACACAAGGTGTTCAAGGTGTTTCTGAAGCTGGTACTCAAGGTATCCAAGGTCCGACAGCATTCCAAGGTGTCCAAGGTTTACAAGCTGTTCAAGGTTTACAAGGTCTATCTGCTTCAACTTCAAGTATTGACGATAATGGTACTGGTACCGCATTGACTATTTCTGCTGCAAACGATGTTGAAGGATCAGTGGATACCAGCATTATTGTAGTAGGTACGCATAATGAAGGTGGTGCTTTACTTGATTTAAAAGGTTCTGATACACCAGCAGCTGGTAAAAATTTAGGTTCGTTAAACTTTGGTAACTCTGGTGATAGAAGTTTAGCAATGATTAGAGCTATTTCTACCGCAGCTGATTCTGCAGACATGGCTTTCTATACTGAAGCAACAGGCGTTGCTATTGAAGAAGCAATGCGGATTTTTAGCACAGGTCATGTAAATGTTGGAGGAAATTCAACTTCAGTTGGTGGCGTTACTGGCAGTGGTCAACTTAATGTTTATAATGACACGTCAGGCGACTGGGCAATACAGTCTCGTTCAGACTCATTAAATGCTAATGGTTTATTTGTTAGAGCTGGGAGTGCTTCTACTGATACTACGGCATTATTTACTGGGTACAACGAAGCTAATGTTGCTATGAAAATAGATGGTGAAGGCCAGATTACAAAACCAAGCCAATGCGCATTTCATGTAACTAAAGGTACAAACCAAAGTCCTATAGGACCAACAATTAATACAGAATACACAGTGACCTGGACATCAGAAGAATACGACATAGGTAGTAATTTTTCAGGATCTCAATTTACAGCACCTGTTGCAGGCAAATATGTTTTTCAAGCTCAAACAATGTTAACTAGTACAGAAACTGGAGGTAACTATTATTGGATGCGAATTAATACCAGTAATGGAAACATTGGAGAAATACAATCAATAAAATATGCTTCAAATCCAACATATGTATCACTAGGCGCACATTGTATCGTTGATTTGGCCGAAGGAGATACTGCATGGGTTGGAGTTAGATATGGTTCAGTAGTCGGTTCAAATCCTGACATTGTAGTAGACGACGCTTGGACTTGGTTTATGGGATACTTATTAGGTTAATAACGGGCGAAATAACCCTATCTTAAAGGAGATAAAAATTATGGCAACAATAACAATAACAGTAGATGTAACAGACACAGAACAAGCTATCTTGCTAAATGACTTGCTAAATATAGACGACTGGGTTCAAAACGCGGTAAACGGAAAGAAAGCCCATTGTTGGAAACGTATGCAACAGGAATGGACAACTAAATTAATGAATGATGATAGCTTTACAGATTCTATCCCATCCAACCAAACTGACTTTGTAACACTTGTTACTGCACGTGAAGATTATCAAACACGAACAGAACGTGTTGCAGCAGAAGAAGCTAATCTTCCATAAAAACAGTTGACATTTGATTGATTCTATGTTATTATAGAATCAAATTAACTTGAGGTTTATATTATGTTTAATCATGTAGAGCACGATG